ATAGCATAGCCCCCCTTTTTAGAGAGAGAGAGAGTGAGAGAGAGAATAGTATATATACTAGGTTGTGCCTCACCGAGGGCTGGCATGACACCCCCGGCGGGTTGCGTGAATCTGTCGGTGTAGAAACTGCACTAACTACACTATTGGAAGTGCCTCAACCAGACCTTGCCCCAGAAAATCCTCATGGTCTGGGTCGAGATTGCCCCATGCAAAGTAGTATCCGTTCATCTGGATTTTCAGGCCCTTGGCCTCAGACATCATGCGGATGTGGCCGCAGAGGGCTGCAATGAGGTCATCCTTGGTGTCTGCTGACACTATGGTGACTAACTCCGGTGTTGGTTCCTCAAAGTATTGGTTCAGTTCGTACTTCGCCATATTACACCCTAGGAGTATCAGGTATATTAACTTTGGGTAGGAGCAAAAGTTTATAGGGTGTCTGCCTTATGGATACACGGGGCCGGATACGCGCGCCGCGCCGCCAAAAAGCGCTTTTTAGAGAGAGAGAGTATATAGTCTTTTCGGTAACTTTATATAGGGGTTTTTTATGGGTATATAAG